CTCGCAGACGGAGTACTGGTCACTATGGCCTACTGGAACGCCATACTAGTCGTGCTGTGGCACGTTGTAGGCAAATACTTGTTCTGCGCAGCGATTATTATTTACGTCCTGAAGAAGTTCAAGGGACTTTTGCATAACATATGGAAGATCATCTGGCAACCAGAAGTGGATTGTGCTATGGCCATACAGAAGGTAGGCCCCGGTCTGACTGACTGGGTTTCAGCACATGTCAGAGGTCCTTGTATGCATTGCCGCGGTATGGGCGATTTGCAAACGTGTGCTGAAAAGTATACACGTTACCGTTTCCCAGCCATGCGGTGCACTTGGTGCGTCCTTAAGTTCAAAGCCCGATACGCGGAGTTCAGTTGTTGTAACGGCACCTTTGTGCGTGCCGCTACGATCGTCAACAAGCATGCGGTCCATCACGACAAAACCATCCTACCCGAAATTCGCCTCACTCACGGAGGCAATTTGGAAGATGAGGTCGATGCTACTGTTGATAACTGCAGATTCGCGTGTGTTATTACGATGCTTGCAGCATACCATCAATTCACACATCGCGTCACCATTGTCAGCAGCAATGTGGCGTGTATTGAAGATGAAGCTGTGAACCGTAAGGGTAGTTTTATCAGGATGTTCCCGTATTCATGTCTCGCACGCCCTTTCTACATATTGTGCTTTTTGCTGGTTAAACTTTGTGGTGTATTTGTGTGGCTCATGCGCTGCATATTCTGCATCTGTAGACCAGCTCATGCCATGGAAAGAGGCAGCGACGGGGTATATCGTCGAGTATCCGATTATATCAATGATTGGAGCAGGCGTGACCCCGACCCCGAGCCCCGGCTTGGGGACATTGAAGACGGTAATGAGTTGCGTGAGAGCCTCCTCCCCCCCCAACAAGACGGTTCCCAAACCGATAGGGATTTCTTTGTCACTGGGGGAGGACATTTTTCATCAGGGTTTCACATGAATCCTGTCGACAGGGCTCTGTATGGTTACGAACGAGCGCGAGCGATGTATCCGCCTCGTCCCGTAGCCACCAGCGAAACTTCAACTTCAGGCGCACCCGGGATTTCACCACCCCCGGCCGCGCCGAGCGTCGAGGCAACCCCAGCGGGCAGCAGCAGTGATCTGCCCCGGGGCGGCGTTCCCCAGGTATCCGCGCCTGTGGTGACCACTCTCCACGTACACAACTGTCCTTGTGGTCGTAGGTACCAGCATCGACATCGCCATCGGCCGGGTGAGCACGATCACCTTACCCGATTAGCCAATAATGGACGGGATTTTACCGCACCGTCATGCCCTAACCGGCATTGCGTCCATGGCTACTTTCGCGATTTGTGTGGCCGCAACGCTCCCTGTCCAGAAAACAGGGTGTTTCGCGGTCGATTACGTGCCGAGAGACAGTCTTTATTGACTACGCAGATGACCTCATGGGGGGTCGTTTTTGCCCGCAATATGCTTGATAAACTCAAAGCTGAGCGGCGGTCGCGCGGAGAACCTGGGACCGATGATGATTCTGATGACGAGCAGGACGATGTCCCCGACCTGTCTCCACACGATGACGCGTCTGAGGATGCGGAATCACCTAATCAGGATGACTTCGATGATGACACTTTTCATACAGGGGGGAGTATGGCTGGACCCGTGCTAGACACTTTACGGAGCACCAGCTGTGTAGCCGCAAGTACTGCGGCCGTTCTACAGCAACCACCAGGTCTTTACTGTGAACGCCCTCCCACGCCAGCCGATATTGGTCCAAGTCTGTACGACATGTACAACGATTCCTACCAGGAAGCAGAGTCCGCTTCTGGGTGCCTGTTAACTCGGTTATTGCAATCGGGGGGCGACTGCTCAGATGAGGGCGATGAGCCGACATGGATAAACAGGGTTAGCGCTGACACCAGCAGCTCATCCTGGCAGACTGTAAGATCATTGGAGACGGCTACCGGATCACTAGTACCTTTGGCTTCATTCCAGGAACGTGGTCCTCCGCTTGCGTGGGGGGAAGGCACACCTTTACCCGATTTGAAAACTTGTCATGCCATAAGTGAAGGGGATTTTAGCATTGAAAATGCTGATGCTCGTGTTTACACGACAGCTGGTTTGCCAGCTAGTACATTTTTGCACATGGGAAACAAAGAAACTGTGGAGAAAGCGAAGAAAACTGGTATTGCGCTTCCTGTTGCCCTTGATGGCATACCTAGGGCCCCAGAGGAGCATCAACCCGGGAGGGTTTTCGGTGAGATCAAACAGGCTATACCGCATCCGATGAATGAAAGGAGGCTCTTGCGTAGAGCCATCGAACAAGAGAAGGTCGAAGCGGTTCGCGCATCATTCGGCGAAGAAGCAGCTGGGAATTACATGAAGGAAAACGGGATTCGGCCCCAGGCCGTCTCCTTGTTGACCGGTATTGCTACCCAGACTATTGGCAACATCGCCGCTTCTACCGACGCGAATCACATCGGCGCTACCCTTAGTCGAAACTTTCCGGATAAGTTACTGCCCGGACCTGTCCATCACAGTAGCCCTAGTCGCCCCGGCAAACACGTGCCGGATCAGCGCCAAAATCGGTTGGGATGCGTCAAGGAGGACTATATCCCGCACATCCAAGCAGCTGTTAAGCTGTTATGTGAGCACGCGTTGTTGAACGCCGGCTTACATGGTTACACACCCGAGAATGAGTTTTTCGAACCACCTGCGGGTTATGAACCTTGCCCAGCCGATTTAGCGACTAGCGCCAGACACG